ATAATTTCTTTTATTTATTAACCTAATCCATGTGTTCCGGAAGTTTGGAATGAATATACATCATGGATTCTTTAAATAACTAATGATAAAGATTGTTTTTCTATAATCATAGTAGCATCATCTCCGGATACGAAAGCTGTATAAGGTAATTTGCAGTCTTTCATTATATATTCTATATAAGATAATACCCTTAAAGTATTTCCCCATGTTGTTCTAGTAGGATGACCTGAGTAAACTGTACCTCTTACTTCTCCTGATAACTCAATCTTTTTAGTTACCTTATTCAACATTATAAAAGGGGTTACTGTATCAGTTAATGATCTTAAAACTTCATCCTTCATATCTAAAGGTAAATCTAGTTTTTCAGACATTATAGGAAACATGGTATTAAAAACTCCTTTTATAACTGATACATCTACAGCTTTAATAATATCTTCATGTTAGTTTCTATCATGAGAAGAACCATCCCATGATACGAAGATAGGATCTGTGTGTTTTGCATAAGCATTAAAAAGTTTATTTTACAGATCTCCGGTGTTTAAAGCATGTACAAATCCGGGTAATACCTATTTGGTAGCTCTGATGATTAAATAATTAAAGAAACCCCCTATAACCTTTAATTCAGTTGATGGATTAAATAAATTTCGAGGTCTTTAATCTATATCTTCTGGAGATGAAACATTAGTTATTTCGCCAGTTTTTACTAATACTTCCAGGATAGAAGGTATTTTCTTGGTGATTTTAGCTTACTCTAACCCTTTACGATATCTCTCCCTCTTTGATTCTTCGAATGATGATAAATATGAATCGAGAGAAGTGTCAAAATCTAATTAAGCATAATGGATGATTCCTTCGATTATTTTTGGTAAGAAAGTATTTTATAAAAATAAAGTATAATCGTTCATCATCTCAGGGTTAGGATGTAATCGCCCTCCTCCATGTCGACCCAATATAGTATAATATTGATTTATAATACAAGACTCATGAGCTACACTTTTATATAGACCTTTTTAGTCTTCAAATTGAATTCCTGATCTGGTGTAATCATTGACGACATGTTTATTACAGTTACATTACTTTAAAAGATTATTATATAGATTATGATCTATAATTTGAGCAGAATATTTTAATGTAACAGGGCTTTTTCCTGGAATTAAGCAGTCCTTATAAAATCTAGCAGCTGGGACATGGAACCGGTATAATTTTTGATGTTCTTATTTTCTGCCCCATTATTATTCGAATGTTTCCAGTTCTTAATCCAATAAAGAATGATCTATTTCGCCAGCAAACTAAAATAATTAATGGAATTAAGATTTTTATGAAACAGCTCTTAAATATGAAAAATCAGTTTTCTTATGTTTTCGGTTAACCCTTTCATACTATTAAAATCTCCTAGGGTAAGTAGGAAAGGTTACAGGTTCCAAATTCTTTAAGATAGTTGAAGCTGCTGTTCCATGTTTAAATATTGATCTAATCCTGGATTTTAATTAGACTTTTCTTTAGTGGGATTTCTAAGATTAAAATGCTTTCTTAACGGTTTTAGAGAGTTTTTCGATATTTGGTTTTATACCTTTATTTATTAATTTGTTTGCTGCTTTTTCCAAATATCCAGAAAGCTTTTATTTAAAAGACTGATGAATTTTATTGGATCCTATGTCACCCACAAACTTCTTCACATAAAATATTTTATTAATATAGGTATCCAATCTTAAAGGATGCTTCTTCTCAGGAATGAGTTTACTGACCGCCCACACTAGGAACGCTATCATCAATGGTAGTAAGGTTCCGAAAGTCAGAGAAGCTATTAAAGAAGCGATTAATACGGCGGAGATATTTTGTGATGATTTAACCGCTACCTCTTTAAGTGTTTATCCCGCTGAGTCATACATTTATTATTTGGATTTAAAATAATTTAAACCAAAAGCTACTACTCCGAAATCCCCTTATCCATCATTAACTTATTATAATAAACCAGTTTGAGCAGCAGATTTTTCGATGGCGACTCTGTAACAATTAAACATAATTTTTTCTTATGTGTCATTTAAAGGGGTATCTTTCTTAATTTATCCTTATGATTATAAAAATAAAGAATATGATACAGTTAATCTTCTGTAGAGGGTTCTCTGATTTAAGAAAGAATCGGTGTTGATAAGGAACTCATTCACTTTGTCAACGTGAGAATTTGGTAATAAAATATGGTCGATATCCACGGACCTTTTTCCTTCAATTATATCTTCAAATGTATGACCTTTTCCCAAGATTCTTCTGACTGGATATACTCTCTAAAAAGAATTTTCTGTTATTTGTCCGACCTATAAATATCCATCAGTAGATTCAGTCCATTTCATTACGTAAACGGAAACCATAGCTAAGTTATCTCCTATTTTTACCCTCATTCTCTCGGCCCACATAGTTGTTCCTGCAGAAGTAGTCATAACTCTTTGTTGAGCCTCAAGGAAATCCCATTAAAATACCGGATGTTGATAAGAATATTCATTATCATTAGCGATCATGTCGCAGAGTGGTGTTCCGGATAATCCGCCAGTTATAACAGCTGAAGCTTCATTGTCATATGCTTTATAGATTCCATCGACTGATGGCATAGCTATAAAGTTTACGATGACTAATCTAGCTCCTTGTAATGCAAAATTGTGAGCGGATTCTTTAACTCCTTTATAATAGATACAATCATTAAAGACTGCGACGATGTTGGAAGGAGATACTGGGATTTTAACTTTAGATTCGGTGATGTAAATTTTTGGTAATTTTGAAGTTGAATCTAAAGGTTTAGTATCTAAATTAACCATTGATGGTACATCATGGTTTCTAAGATACTTTACATCATACGGGTACAAAGCGCATCGGTTTGCGAAGATTCCTTTTAATAGTTTACCCCCAATTCTGGCCCATCTATGATATTTTGATGCGCCGTCAAATAAGTAATCGCTTTCTTTCATTTCAGTTAAAATTGAAAAATTAATCAAATCATTATAAGTTCGCATTCCTGGGTGTCCATAAGCGATTTTTATTCTATTTTCAAATTCTTCTTTGGGAATTCTTGCGGATTATCCATATTTTGTGGTTCTTCCAAAATGACAGTTAACCCAATCTAAGATGTGAGCTTCATGGTATTCTCCAAATCTTAGATTTAAAGGAACTTGAGTTAACATGAATTTCCCGTTGATGAGTTCGAATTTGAAATTTCCTCCTATTTTTAAGACGTTTTGGGGTTGAGACTTTTCTTTAGGATTAGCGCCTAAAGCCTTAGATTCTTGGTTTATCTAAGGATTTGTTTAAGCTGGTCTAGCTTAGGATTAGATTTCTTAGAGTTATAACTGGTAAGCTAATTTACCATCAGATGATTCTTAATCTAATTGTTATTATTCTTCAACAATTTATGATCTTAAATCAAATTATTATACTCCATCTATCTTTAACCCTTATAGTGGATATTTTTGTTATTATACATCCACATTATGGAAAATCTTTTCATTCTGCTAGCCGGGATAATAGGTCACCTCATCAGTCCAGAATATTGAAAAAGGTCTCTTACCTGGTGTCACGAAAGCGTGATAACTAGTTTAATCAAGATTTTCCAGAATAACTATAGATTGAATTCCTGATTTTTAGATGTCTGTAATAATTTTGGGAGAGGTATTTTTCTAATTAAAGGTAAACACATAAGGAATTTTGTTTACAGCTTCAAAGAATTTATCATTCATCATAATACCTTATTTTTCCTTAAATATAAAATTGATATCGAGCTTTGATAATTCTTATTTAAAGAGTTTAGCTCCAATTGCTGCGAGATTATCCAATTCCATCACTGATAACTTAGTATCAAGGGAAACATCGGGATTATCAAGCATATAATAAGCGTAGAACATACATCTACTCTTATAAGAAGGAACACATATCCATGAATCTGGTAAAGGGATATT